TTATTGTGTAACTAAATCTTTTTTTAATATAGCGTTTATCTCTGCTTCATTGTTGAATTCTCTAGTTAAACTATTCACGTATCTTTGCTCGCTTTCCATATCATCATCCATAATAAATGTGAGATTTTCTTTATTAAACCATGCATGAGCTACATAAGATCTAATGTTAAATAGCGCTTGAGGAGAATTATTTATAACTTTATAACCTATTTTTTTTCCTGTATGGTCTTCAACCATAAAATCAACAGTTATTTTATCTCGGTTTTTGGCACCTTTGAATACATAAGATTTTTGCACAGTGCTAAAAGTCTTAAGTAAATAGTTATTTATATATTCCCTCTTTTCTGCTTCAGTCATTTTATTTCCAGCTTCTTGAGTAGGATGCAAAATGTATTTCGTAGTATCTTCTATAAATGCTTTAGCTTCATCTAGACTATCAAAGTTTCTAATTTGTATATTAGTAAATTTAAAATTATTTACATAGAATCTAGTGAATTCTTTTATTTCACCTTTAAAATTAAGAAAGTTTTCCCTTATCGATTTTAAAAACATTTTTGTAAAATCTTTGTCAAGCTCTTCGTCAAAACTAAAAAGTTTGTTTTTTCTTTGCATTAGATTGAATTCATTTGCATAATAACCATTATTACCTTCTATTTGAAAAATAACACCTACAGCAATATTAGAAATCAATAGAATATCTGGATAGTAGTTAAAACTTGAATACTTTACTTTATACACTTTTCATCACCTCACTAAATGTTTCGTTATTTCTTCTATTATATCATCAAATTCACTAATATTTCTTTCGATAAACTTTTTCAACAAGTAAATATCTTGTTTTGAATGACCAACACTAATTTCATTAGGCATAGAACTGATTATATCATCCATGTCAATATTCACTAATTTTTTCTTAATTTCATAGCCGATTTTTCGTATCTCTATAGGGTCAAAACTTTTATTTTCTAATAACAATTGATAGTTTCCAGTTTGAAAAACATCTTCTACCATTTTTTCTATCGATGGATTCCCTCTTTTTAAAACATCAAACCAAATGCATTCACCTGGAAAAATATGTGTATAATCCAAAGGGAATAACTTGGCTTTTTGTCCTTTTTTAGGCATTTTAATTAATATGTTACCTTTATTTCTGTCTGTATTAGATATGAATGAATCAAATATTATCAATTCAATAATATCTTTATTATCAATTGTATTAATCATACCTGGTCCTTCTATGTGTATAACTGAATTTTCTAAAACAGTATATGTAAATATTTCCTTGTCATTGAAACTCGAATCATTTGGTATGCGATTTATCGTTAAATCAGATTTATACTGTGCAAATCCAAAATCAGGATGTGAAAAGTCTAACCTCTCTGCAATAAAATAACCTACTGCTTCATTGAATAAAGCATAAAACCCTTCGTTATTGTTAATCGATTTAACTACTACAGCCAAAGAGTCTATCATTGCATAATACGGTGTTGTTACACCATTACCGACTCTACTCGTAATCTCTGTTAATATTTTCACCATATCTATCCTCCGATTAATTAGCACAATTACATATATAATACACAACTTACACAAAAAGAGGTAGACCGAACATATAAACGAACACAAAAAATACCCCCACGTCAGAACTTGTCTGCCTAAAAAGGGGTGGGGGCGTTGTCGTTTATATTTAAATAGTAATCCAACCACTATTAATATGTCAATCATTAAAATAAAAAACAACCACCCAGTAACTAGTATAGGTGGTTTAAATATGCAGTCAGCTTCTTACTGCTTTACGCAAGTAAGTCCTCTGCATAGCCGGATTGGCTACCGGAAATGTGGTTTTAAGCCAGATTGGTTACTGGTAATGTAATTACATTATATCATAAAAAATAGGCAAGTACCGTAGTACCTGCCTGTTATCTACATTTAAATCTTGAGAGAAATGTTAAAAAGTTCTAGTAAAATAATAGCACATTTTATCTTTAAATGTAAATAGAAAGCAGGTGTGTAGCGCACCTGCTTAAATAGACATGACTATGTCATTCTAACTGATTTCTCCCCATAAGTCACCTAATATCTGATTAGGTGGGGCAGAACCATTCCATGTTCTAATAGGCAAGTAATAACGTTGCCCCTCCCATGTATATCCTACCCAAACATGACCATCTTGTAACATCACTTCTGTATAATCACAATATCCACCAGGTTGGAATTGGTAAGCTACCGGGCATGATAAGAATGGTCCTATTTTTCTTACAGTGATTGGTTGATTACCGTTTGTGAATCTAGCATTTTCTTCCATGTAGTAAGTACCATATTTATTACGTTTCCATGCACTTGCAACTGGTTTAACTGTATTACTTGAAGCGCTTGACTCATTAGAGACAGTGGCAACCGGTATTTTACCATCCATGTACGCCCTAATCTGCTTGATAAAGTAGTCTTTAAGTTGCAACCGCTTGTCTTCTGGCAATAGACCGCGAGTTACTGGATCAAAACCAGTGTGCAATACTGAGCTTCTGTGTGGGCATGATGTTGAAGTGAATTCGTTGTGTAATCGGATTGTGTTACGGTTTGCTGGTAATCCCCATTTTTTCAACAATCTAGCACATTCTTGGAAAGTCGCCTGTTCATTTTTTAAAAACGTCGCATTATCTGCTCCCATTGATTGACACACTTCAATACCGTAACCATATTTATTACCTATTTGATTCGCTGTATGCCAACCTACTTGAGATTCATCTAAGGCTTGCCAAACTGTGTTACCTGATACGTAACTATGCGCAATACCTGCCTCTAGTCTCGATAATGGCGCGTTAACTAATCCATTACGATATGCTTCTGCTGTTGCTCCTTTGCTTCCTGCGTCGTTGTGAATAACTATAAACTTAGGGTTACTACCACGCTTAGGTAGGTCATAACCTTTAACCACATCTTTGATGATTTTAAGTTCTACCGCTTTAGGTTGTGGCTTAGCCGTTTCCTTTTTAGATGCTTGCGTAGGAGATTGTACTGATCGTGGAGCTGTTTCGCTTTTGAAGTTAGGACGGATAAACCACATAGGGAAGTCGTAAGCGTGTTGGCGTCTTGTAACTTTTTCCCAACCAGAGCCAGGTTGTTGTACACCGTCTGTCCAGCCACCGCCGAGCCAATTCTGCTCATATACAATGATATAATCTAAAGTTGCTTCAATTACCCATGCAACATGACCGTATCCTGCACCATAATTACTACCGAATACAACCATGTCGCCAGGTTGCGCTAAGAAGTCTGGTGTATTTTGGTATACAGTAGCTAGTCCGTTAAAATCATTAGCACTTGGGATGTCTTTGGCACCTACACCTTTTAAGTTGTAGCCAAATAAGACTTGCCAACCTGCATTGGCATAGTCAAAGCATTGAAATCCATACCATCCGTCCGCATTATATTGTTTTCCCTCAGATGTTTTCAACCACTCTATAAACTCTTTTTTAGTTAGTTTTGCTTGCATTGTCGCCACCTCCATGATGATACTCATTCACATCAAAGCCAACATCGTTAGAGGCGTCTGTGAAAGGTTGTGATGTATCATATTCTTTTGGTGCTTTCGTGCTTAATTCCGGCGTTAAACTGCTGTCTTGTGATGATTTCCACGTAACTTGTTGTTCTTCTTTATCGCTATCTCTAGGCGCTTGATATGTCTGTGCTATAGATGAATCTGAGACGCCTTTTGACGTTGGGTCAGTAATAACGCCAATCCCTGTAAGTAGCGTGAGGATAGCACCTATAATCGCGCTGGCTTGATTTAATTGAGTTGATAAATCGAATCCGAATAAATCTGTGATTTGTTTGATAAATAACAACAATGCTCCAACTAAACCAGTTAGTACTGCTTTGTTTTTGAATCTCAATTTCCAGTTAATATCCATTTGTTTGCTCCTTTTATCCAAAATAAAAAACGACTAAAAAATTAGTCGTTTAAAATTATTCAATGGTCAATGTCGGAGATCCTGAATAAACATCACTTATAGTGACATACAACATCCCTGAAGGATTACTAAAGTTGATATTTTTACTTGCAACTCCGCTATTGACTCCTGATATTCCTAAATCACTTGAACCTAAATTAGTTTGCGAAACCCTCATTATACCGCTACGTACATTTTCTATTGTCACCTGATAACTTTTATTAGGTTCAACTCCGTTTATTGTCCATTTTGCTGTTGATTCTTCTATGCTATCCGGATATTTATTTTTAGGTAAGGGTTTTATTACAAAAGACGAAGGCTTTTTCCATACTTGGATATTTCCAGCATATACTTTTGTATATGCTTCGCCTTCGTAAATAAGCTTCTTTACATTTTTAAAATTACCTTCCATAAAAATCACCCCTTAATTAAATAAAGTGTATTAGGGTCTTTTTGATACAAATAATTATATTCTGTTTCACTGCCTGTCCAAATATTCAGTGACGGCTGCGAAGAACCGATAGGTTGATAAAGTTTATCTGCTTCCTCTTTTGTAAAAGCATTTGATGATAAAAGATAACGTTCATCATGACTGTGATTTATGTCTGATTTTTTTGATAAAGCATTTTCTAATCCTTCAATCTGTTTGATTGTATGACTATGATTTTTATCTGCATACAAACTGTTTAATGATTGCTTGAATCCCTCAAAATCTTCTGTACTAACTTTTGAGCCAATCTGTTGCAATACACTTTCTGAAATAGAGTTGTTTTGTATTGCTTCTGCTAATTCTCTTAATGTATTCATAGATTCAGGCGCGCTATCAACTAGTTCAGCAATTTTTGTATCCGTATACGTTTTAGAGTCGTTGAGAGTTGTATCTTTGATTTTTTCAACTTCTTGCAATTTATCTTCTAACCCTTCAACATTTGCGATATTGATTTTATCCAATAACTCAGGTTCTGCTTTGATATCTGTATCTTTACCATCAATTTGCCACATTTTAGTGTCAGGATTGATTGATACTACAGTACCGTTTTTACCGGGTGCGCCTTGTTCTCCTTTTTTACCTGCTTCACCTTTTGCACCAGGTTGTCCCGGTTCGCCTTTATCACCTTTCGCACCTTTAAATCTACTTTCATTCTTTTCGATGTAAGAAATGACATCTTTATCTATTTTTTCTTTAAAGTCTTTGCTCAATAAATCTGTCGCGTTATCTTTTAAGATTCTCGTAATAGCATCATCTACCAATTTAACATCGATTTCTTTTGCTACAGCAGATTCAATGCCACTATCAACGATATTGAAAGAAAAGTTCGCGACATGTATTTTTTCTTCTTCTTTCTCTAAAAACAGCTTACAACGAACATAACCAGCGTGTTTGATAACCTTTTTAGGTATCTTGTAGGTAATGAACCCTTTTACAACATCGTCCATAATAAGGGGCTCATTTTTGAATATAGAGCCATCTTCCATAAACAAATGCAATCTAGGTGTTAAGCCATGTGCTTTTAGATCGATACGACCTTGTTTGTCATTGATACCTATTCTTATAGATGCTGTATTTTCATCTTCAGTGTAAAATCGACAGCCAATGTCACCTAAGTCAACACCATCATTTTTTATTCTCGTTTCAACATCTTTTATTTTGTACATTTATACACCTCTTTATTTATATTTATCTCTTATAAAGTAGATACCTTTTAAGCCGATTTGTTTATATAGCTTAGCGATTGTACTAGCTTGATGTTGGCACCACTCTATAGCAGTAGCGTATTGGTGCGTAGCTGGATTCTTAGGATTCCATCTGATTCTGTACAGTGTATTCTGTCCTTTGTTGATGTAATCCTTTCTTACGAAGCTAGCACCGCCCATGATTGCTTTTGCTGGAGATGTCCAACCTTTATTCCTAGCAAACGTCATTGCGTAGTTAGGATTGTTGTCGTAAGCGCCAATACCGAAGTAGTTGTATACTCCATCTTTTCCGTTAGCGAAGTTACTTGTTCCATATCCACTTTCTAAGAAAGCATGCGCGATTAAATAAATTTCATTAATGTTGTGCTTTTTACAAGCTTCTGCGAACGCTTTACCTTGATTATTCAATGTCCCCTTACCTTTAAGTATCTTATTAAGCGAACTAACTGAAACGCCTTGATACTTGCCTAAATTAAGCATTTGGTAGCATTGTGTGTTACTTTCCCATATACGCTTTACATTCATCGCTGAGCTCGTTTGTGCTCGTGTTGCATTAGCCCAGCCCCATGTATGAGATTTTTTCGGGTTACCTCTTGCCATTTGTTTATCCAGTGCTTGTTTGAATGTATAAGGACTCGTTTCTGTTATGATCTGCGGTTGTTTAGATGCCGAGCCATTATTAGCTGTTGGTGATGAGTCTCTTACATTCGCTATATCAGCGTTTTTATTATCTACCATAACTTTTATTCTAGATTTTGTTACTGTTGGTTTAGTTATAGAATTTAATAATTTTTCTCTGTTTTTAAATATATTAAGTAATGCCTTTTCTAATGCTTCGTATTTATCTTTAGGGGGAACACCGTTGTCAATCATATTCCAATTAACATGTTCCAACATTGAACGCCAAATACTATCGTCTACTTTTAAATTCTCAATACTTAGAGGTATCTCATATTTGATCATCATATCTACAGCTACAACCATTGCGTGAATCTCGTTAAAAATAAATTCGTTTTTACTCGCACTATAATCTTCACATACGTCTATAACTATATAATCAGCTTCATTAGGAACTTCAAATACGGCTCTTCTAGGAGCCCAAATATTATGTCTATCAACATAAAAGTGTGGATATTCTACATCTTGCTTATATTTCTTTCTACTGTTATATAAACTTTCTACCGAGCTCATTGTTTGAGCGTTTCTAATCATTATCCCTTTAGGTTTTTCGAGTCGTCGATTACCCTCTACTATAAAGTGATAAATATATTCTGGATAATTAACTTCTTGGCTAGAAATTGTGTACTTTATAGTTGTTACATCTTTCCAAATTGGAACTTTTTTATTATTTTTTTCGTTATCATCACTATCATCTTCCGGTTTAGGTGCTGGTGTAGTTTTGTCTGGATGATATGGAGGTCTAACAAAATATTTAACACCTCCACCTGGTCCATCATGATAAGAGTGTTTGATTTTATACGGCGGACTTCCTGTTGCATTATTTGTATACCAGTTTTGATCCACACCATACCAATAGTCTTTTGTGCATGGCCCTACTACAATGTTCACATGACCTGCCCAACCACCAGTCCAAACACCCCAGTCGCCTGGTTGTGGTACAAAATCTTTTGTATTTCTAATTATCTTGAAATCTCTACCTCTATAATTGGATTTTTGAGCCATAGCATCAGCATTTCCCCATGTTCTAAACCCCCAATATTTATCGAGTAAATAATTAGGTAAATCCCAGCATTGTGCTCCCATTCCAGAACCAGGTACATCAATAGCTATTTTGTTTTTAGCGATATATAACGCCCATTCAACCACTTCACTAGCTGTGGGCTTTCTATTTTTCGGATTAGGTAATCCCATGTATGCACCTCATTTCAATCAAAATAAAAAGCCAGTGCCGAAGCACTGACTCTTAACTGTTATTTACATTTACCAAACCAGAAGCACGCCCAGAAGCTATATCCTAAAATCCCTTTAAGCATGGTAATCACCTCCTTTAAATACCAAAAACAGTTCTTAGTAAAGCTATGACAATCGTACTGAAGATAGTCCCTATCAAACCTAGAATCCACATTTTTATGTCTCTAATATTCTTGGCATTCTTTTCTTTATTCTTTTCATCTTCTACCTTGTCGCGCTTTAATTCTTCAAAATTTCTATCTAATTTGTCATAAATCTTTTCTTGCGCTCTAAGACTATCTTCTATTCTGTCGAATTTTTCAAACATAGTCTTATCATTTTCTTCTAATCGCGTTAAACGCCAATCTTGTTCATGTCGTTTGGTAAATCCAAACATTATGCCACCCACTTTATTCAAATTAAAAAGCCACAAGCATTACACCTGTGACTTTTCATCTTTTGTTTCTGGATATTTTTCTCCAGTGATTAAAGCGTATTCTTCTTTGTCAATTACACCCATGTCTACGTACCACTTAATTTGCTCATTTTTATAGCAACCCCAAACATAAAAAGTTTTAATGTCTTTAAAAGTTGGATAAATCATCTTCATCATTTAAACGTCCCCCTCAGTACTTGTTTTGTTAGTTTTCAGTTCAGTCAACTGTTGTGTTAACATAGCGTTTTGTTGAGCTAATTCCATTGTTAATACGTTTACTTGTGCCACCTGCATTTGCATACTCGCAACCATTCCGCGAAGTTCCTCGTCACTCAAATCCGATGCAGTTTGTTGTCCTGGTGTGTTCAAATCATCTTCTTTTTCGAAATTATTGTTGTATTTAATTTCTCCGTTTGTGAATACAAACTTTCTAGGTTCGAACTCTTCTTTGAATTTGATAGGCACATTGTTATCATCTACATCTAAACTATTGCGTAAACCGCCAGTATTAACGTATCCGATAACTTCGTTTTTATCGTTTACTGTGATTTTCATTACTTCCACCCCTCAATACGTTTAATAGTAATTTTGTTTGCATTTGCACCAGAACCCGCACTTTTACCGATGTCATATAGGATATCAACGTCGATTCTGAATGTAGTATTGCTAGTTTTAGAAACAGAACATTCATATAAGCCACCACCGTTGCCATCACTATCAACTAGATTTGTTTTAGATATTACTATGGAATTTGGCATAGATGTTAAACTGACTTCTGCAAAAGTGCCTCCAGGATAAGTACCTGATATTACTAAAAGAGAATAGTTTTGATATGATTCAGTTAAGTTAAGTGTTGTACCAACTCCGTTAGCCGCGCCATCAAATAAAACCGCTTTTTTATACTCATTTGGTACAGTCCATTGTGAGTCTAATCGACCATTTATGATTGATCGTGTATAAACTTTTTTTGAGTTTGCAGGCGTAAAGTTGAAAAATTTGTTTGTTTCATCTTTAACGAATACAGATAAATAACCCTCATAACTTTCAACACTACCTGGTAAATCCGGCACTCTTGTTGCATAGTAATTACCAGCAGTTAAATAGCCTAAATCGCCTTGCGCATTGTTTAAGTTAACTTGTATTGATTGACCGTTCGCCTCTGTCATCTTATGTTGTTGCCAACTCGTTGTTCCGAATTTATCATCTACATACTGCTTAGCTTGATTTAAAGCATTGTTAGATGTTTCTTTAACAAATTTCTTCGTTAATTCTTCGTCAACTTTTTTATAGAACTGATACCATGTGCCACCGATTTTATATGTTGTGTACTCATCATTTGAATCGTCTGGATACCATGTTGCACGTGCCGTACTATCATCAACAACATAGACAACTAACAAGCCTGATTTCCCTAAAGTATTCGTAGTTGCTGAAACTTCAGAACCATCATCAACGCCATCTTCTTTAGGCGTCTCTAAAGTGCCTATATCTTTAAACGAGGGCGCATCTGTCGCGCTAGTGATATGAATAATCCTAGATGTATTAATTGCGCTTAAAACGCTATCTATGGACTGTTCAGACGATTCAATTGCTTTACCATAATCATCAGTAATTTTTGATTTTTGCCAATTTGTCGTTGTGTTACCTTTGACAAGGTCAGCACCATTGATTTGTTTCTCAACTTCATTGACACGCGCAAATATCGCTTGCTCCTTTTCAACTATTTTACTGAATTCAGCTGTAACAGCTTGTGTTGCACTAGTTTGCGTCGCAGTAATAGCTTGTATAGCTTCGTTTTGCTTGATTTCGATTTGTTGAATGCCTTTTGTCGCACTATCATTCACTTTTGCTATTAACGTTTGTGTATCAGCCATATTTTGCTTTAATTGGTTAAAGTCTTTACCGACAGCTTCGATAGTATCTTGAATAGATTTGATATAAACAAGCTTTGTTATACCATCAAACCCACTAACTAAATCATTTTCGATATTGAAGCTAAATTGACGTTCAACAACAACATTATTACTCCCATTTTGTGTAAAGAATGCTTGAGCATGCACCTTACCCGAATGTTTTAAAAATTCATTCGGTATCACATACTGCAAACGCCCATCAATTGCATCTACTATCGTTAATTCGTCTGAAATATAAGCGCCTCTATCTACGTTATAATCATCGGTTTTTAACACGATAGATGTTTTGACATGTTCAGAACTTATAGATAACGGTCTGTTATTCTTAGTTACTGCAAAATTTAAAACACCAGTCCCTCTATCTGATTCATAGAAACTGATGTTTGTGTCAATAATTGGATTATATTGTGATGTTGTTTGTAACTCGATTAAGTTATCGTCTTTCGAAAAATTATCTACTACCATTACTTAACCTCCTCGCCTTTTATAATGCTCCAACCGCTATTGCCACCAGTTCCAAAGTTTCTAACTAAAAATTGATGTGCAGATGCAAAGTTATTACGTCTTAATACTTGTGTTGTGTTGCCTGGTGTATTTGATTTCACCTCTAACACCCAACCTGCAATACCTTTAAAGTCTTTAGGAAAATCAGTAAATCGTTTTGATTCTTCAGTAGTGATATAGAAGTCTAGGCCAACGATTTTTAAATCAGATAGCTTAGTAATACTTTTCGGAATATGTTCCCAATATCCAGCACTCTGCGGGTTAAAGTTCCATGAGCCGTTGTTTTTCTTGTTAAAGATGTCGATAACACGCTCAAATTTGAGCATATTTCTACCTGTGCTATTTCTAGTGAGTACTTGTCTTACCGCACCGTTATAATGTCCAGGTAATACATCAAAGAACCAACCTGCATCTCTAAACGCTTTCGGTAACGGGAAATCTAACGCATTTTGTGTGTCTTGCGTATAGATATAGTAATGACCAACTTCCGTAATATCACTTAGATATGCTGGGTTTTGCACTGGTAACGGTTTAACACGTCCACCTGAATCAGTCATTGATACTTGAGGTGCGATGTTTTTTAAGAATTGGTTTACACCTCTTTGACCAATTGAATAAATTGAGTGGTGTCTGTTGTTACCAGGTCCAATAGTTACCCCGATTAAAAGCGCTTTGCGTCCTGTTTCTAAATCGTAATACATATCTAGACCCTCAGCCTCTTGGAAATCTCCTTTAAAGTTGTTATTCACACCGCCTATATCGATACGACGTTTAAATAACAATTCTTTCGTTTTGATATCGAAGCCTTGTAAGTAATTAGGGTTAGCTGGATTTGAATCGCCAGTGTACCAATATAAGATACCTGCATCATAAGCAATACCTTGCATAGGTTGCGTACCTGATGTGTATTGCATAGGGATATCCATTTGGTACAGTACTTTGTCTATACCTTTATCAATATCGTCAGCACTTCTTACTTCAACAAAATTTAATGCGTTCTTAGCTTGTTGTTCAGAAGTTTTATATTCACGTCTAAAAACCATTAAGTTTTCTATAGGATTATAAATTGCTGACGTATATCTATCGTTAAATACATTTGGCATAACGTCTTGCATTTCGTTGCCATACGTCATTTCTCCGCTTCTGTATTTAAAGCGTACAAACTTGTTATTGTTGTTAGCGTCTAACACTGCTGAATAAATCCACAACTCATTGCCGATATATCTATAGGCGTTGTGTGTGCCGTGTCCGCCATTTTTAACTAGCAGTCTATCAATAAATTGTCCGTTAGGCTTCAATCTAGATAACATGTAATGATTGCCTGGACGCGCTTGTGTCATGTAAATAATTTTTGTTCTAGGGTCTACCCAAAATGATTGCATTACTGCGTTAGTATATGGCGATAAATCTGTGATGAATTCCGGTTCTTGCTCTTTTGGTTCAAATCGGTATTCTGTCGCTTGATATTCTTTATAGTGTTCATCTACAGCTTTCTCAACCTTTTTAGTGAAAGCATCTAGTGTTGAATAATCATGATACAAACGATCTTGCAATGTCTTATGATCATAACCAGTATTATCAACACGCGCGTCTTTTACTTCGTTGATACCGTCGCCGTTATGACCTAGTACCATATTGCTGAAACGGCCGTTTAGATACGTTAAAAAATCAGAGACGCTACTTGTGACATTTAAATGCTCATACTTTATTTGCTCTCCATTATGTGCAAATACCTCTTTATTTCTATGGTATTCAAGAGAGAAATTAAAATCAGTCAGCATGTCTGAAATAAGCTTGAAATTATACTCATTTTCATCTACATATCTGTAATCGAAAACTCTACTTAAGTCTATAATTAATTTGTTATCCATGTCTTCCTCCTTTTCTATCCGTAAAACTGGTAATAATTTTTAATAAGTTCGTACATAATAACTTCATGACCCCTCTCGTTCGGATGCAATCCGTCTGGCATACTTGATTTTCTGAACGCTGGATTATATGGCTTAAAATAATCTGTATGATAGGCATCATATACTGGTACATCCAATTCACTACAAGCCAATATCTGAGCATTGACATAATCCTCTAAAGTTAACCCTAGTTTGTTTTTGTCCGTATCTTTACGGCGTATCGTTGTACCACTCATAGGGCATTGCCTAGTAGCTGTCATAACAAGTATTTTTGAAGCCGGATTATTTTTCCGGATAACTTCAATTGCAGAACAAAAGGCACCGTAAAACGTTTTTGTATCCGTTTTATCAGTGCCTATCGGTACACCTGCCCAATAACCATGTAACCAGTCATCATCTGTACCTTGTAATATGATTAGGTCTCCTCTTATTTGCTCTGCTTGTCTATAAATGCTGTTTTCTACCGCTTCTTTACCTATTGGAACTGTTGCCATTGTAGCGCCACCTCTTGCAAGGTTGGTCGTTTTGGCTTTCAATTTCTTGCCTAACATTTCTGTGAAATTAGTTTTTGCGTGCGACCCTCTAGCTACAGAATCACCAATCGTTCCAATTGTTTTTACATCTTTAATGTTTGATTTATCTATAAAATCGTGAACGATAGTGCCGTCAGATGTAGTCACAGTTTTAGAGCTTACTTTCTGTTGTTTGTCTTCAATTAGATCAGTTCTACTCATTAAATCAAGTGTGGATTTAGCTATCGATGCAACTTTAGATTTTAAGTTTTCTGCCGCTTTACTAGGATTAGAAAGGTTAACATCGTTTAATCCAGAAACATAATTAGCAGCAGTATTTACTTTCTTCATATATCGTTGTTCTCGATTAAACTCACCAAGCGTTACATCTTGCTTAACAATTACATTGTTTATACCCCTAATCGTTTTAACTTGTACTATACGGACTAAATCATTCAAACCTAGTTTGGTAGATTTTATTTGTACTATGTCTCCGGGTTGTGGGTCTGCTTCTGGATATGATTCTCTTAAGACCAAAAAATCTAAAGACAAAGATTGTTTTAACGACTTTTTCAATCTCGATTGCAATTCTTTATCCATAGTTTCTTGGTCAGTCACTTTACCATCTTTAAATGGTTCTGCGTGGATATCGCCATATATCTCAGCTAATGCGCTTCTAGCTTCCATTACGAGCCCAGCGTGTTCGAATGTTTCTTCTCCTGAATAATTACCATATCCTCTAATGAAGGTGGCGAAATCACTTGCATCTTCCTCGAGTTTTATAGCGTTGGCGTTGACTTCGTCAGAAATAAAATAAGACGCTTTTTGATTTGCAAAAGGCGTCAATACAAACTTATATCTGTCTTTCTTTTTGTCATACGTTATTTTATATTCTAAACCGAAATGTTCTAATCCCTTTTTAAACATTTCTAACCTTGTATCGCCTTCACCACCATTTTCAAACTTCGAAGACTTAACCTTACCTTCGACTTCAAAAAGCATTCCAGTACCTTGAAACACAATGTTAAAATATCTTTCTACTGTAAAAGATCCTGTTACATTAACATAAATCCTATCAATCATTAACTTGTCTATAGGAATCTCTCTAGCAGTACATTCAACCAGTTGTCTGTCGCCTTCTGATTTCCTATCAATGACAGTTATTACATATTCTTTCTTGTCATTTTCACCTTCGACATGACTAACAATCCATCTTTTCCCTATAGCGTTAATAACTTCATAAGTATATTTATTTTCTAGAATATCAAAAGTTAATACACCGTCAGCATTAACTTTTTTTACTAAAGTTGTTTCTACTGGTACAGGTGCGCCATTACCTTTAGGTGGTCTTACAATTATTGTCATTCTGACACCTACTTATAATAAAATTTCAAATCAAACTGAACTTTTTGAACTGTTTGATTAAACTCAAATTTATTAGCTCCGTATTTAAATTTTGGTTGGGCTATGTTCGTTTCAGTGCTTATTTCGACACCGTTTTTATAAACTCGAAAGCTATCATAAACAATTTTGTCTCCAGCTTTTAGTTTAATCCCCTCAATTTTCATTATTTCAGCATGCGTTAAATTCCATACAAACGATTCTGTATCTTCGCCTAAAATAATTGTTATCTTTTTATACATGTTGAATTGGTCGTTAGGAGCACTACCATGATAGTAAACTGTACCTTTGCTCAAATTTTCAAATGTATACTTTCTTTTGTCTCCGCCTGCATGCCAATCAATATTAAAATCAAACGACCACAATCCAACCTTTTTGTTTTCTTCTAACTCTAGGCTTGTTCCAATACTTTCACCGTATGGTAATTCTGTAGTTTCGAATTTTAGTTCAAAAGAAACTTTATTACCTTTTTGTTTAGGGTTTATAACTCCGTTAAAAATAACTTTATACTGTTTACCATTTACATAAATTTGTTGATCGTGTCTTGAATATTCGTAATCCGGGAAGTTGTTTTTATCTAATTTCACGTAATCATCAGAAGTTGGTTGAGTAAACCTGTAATTCAACTCTTCTTTTCTTCTGATTTCTCGCAAATACATAGGTTCTATGTCTGTCGTTAACGAATACAACATATCTCGCATATAAGCAATGTCTGAACGATTTTTAACTTTACAAAAACAAGGAACAACTATATCTCTACTGATATAATTGCTCCCCATTAATATACGACCGTTCATATTTTCTTTGTCTTGATACTTTGTGTTGATTTGCATGCTATCAATTACTATATCGTTAACGATAAACCCGTATTCACTTAATTTGATTACAGTACCATCTTTTTTTGTTAATTCTATGTCCATTTGTAACCTCCTTTATAAGTAATACTCAGAATTGCGTTTAGCATTTCTGCCGTTAACAATACTAGTAAGCGCATCGTTATTGACATCGAATTCAACTTTAACAGTTTTCATGTTCGGTGATGTTTCAATAGAATGTGTGTGTTGTACTTGCGCATTTATATTTCCACCTAAATTACTTAAGTTTCCTGTAATACTAGAAATGTCAGGTGCGTTTAATGTAGGTTGAAATGCATCAACTACTTTATCTGCAACATTAGAAACATTACGGATAACTTTACTTGAATGATTATCTATACCTTTAACGAAACCTAGCATTGAATACATACCAACATCCATGAATTCACGTGAAGGTGAGTGAATACCCAAAGCACTTTTAGCTGCATCTAAAGCTTTCTTAGCAACATTTTTAGCTGCATCTACTAATTGACCAGCCATTTGTCCAATACCTCTAATTAAACCACGGATCATATCAGCACCTGCAGACACAAAATCTCCTATAAAGCTTTTTATTTTATTTACTGCATTTGTCATACCTTGACTAACTTTGTTTACAACATTAACGAATCCTTGAATAACTCTATTAACAAAGTTAATTAGCGTACTTGTTATAGTAGATACCCATTGCATACCTTTAGTGACAATGAAGTTCCAAGCTTGAGACATTTTGTCTGATATAGTTGAAACAACTTGTGTGAATATGCTTACAACTTTATTCCAAATTGTCGTTAATATACCAGATAAGAAACTCCAAATCGTATTCCATATATTAGAAATAAAACTCCATGCCGCTTGTAACGCAGTAGATATAGCTGTAGTGATAGCGTTCCAAACCTTAGTTGCCACAGTAACTATAGTGTTCCACAACGTTTGTAAGAACGTCCAAATAGCGTTCCAAATTGTCATTGCGATAGTCATAATTGTGGTAAATACTGTAGTTATTACAGTGACCAACAAATTCCAAATCGTTGTAGCGATTGTAATTATCGTGTTCCAGATTGTACTTAAGAATGTCCAAATAGCTGTCCATATCGTCATAACTATTGTCATTATCGTCGTGAAAACAGTTGTGATGATTGTAACTAAAAGGTTCCATACCGTTGTTGCAATAGCGATAATTCCATTCCATAGCCCTTGTAAATAAGCGACTATTTGATTCCAAACAATCATTATAAAATTGTAAACATTCGATACTGCTGTAGTGATAGCTGTTAAAATAGCATTCCATACAACCGAAGCTACAGCTTTTAATACATTCCAAACATTAACCATAAACGTTTTTATCGCATTCCAAGCATTTATAATAAAGTTTCTGAATCCTTCATTTTTATTCCACAATAAAACGAATATAGCTATTAATGCAGCAATTACACCAATTACTATTGTTATTGGACCGCCTAAAATACCAAACACAGTTACTAGTCCTGTGATAGCATTTCTAATTAATCCAATCTTACCGAATAACAATTGGAATATAGCTGTAACTAATTTTATTGGACCTTTTAACGATGTCATTGCCTTACTTAATACTAAAGTTCCTGTTTTAGCCCAACCAAACTTAGTTACTAATGCAACCAATCTTGCTGCTAATGGTCCTAAAAAGTCCATTACCGCTAATATTGGAGCAATTAAAAATCTAAATGCACCAACTAAAGTTATAATGACACCAACTAATTGTGCTGTAGCTGGATGCGCCTCAAACAAGTTAGCTATCCAACCAGTTATTGCAACTGCAACGCGTAATACTGCACTAGCTATAGGAGCCATCGCTGTTGCGAATGCAACTAATCCTCTTGCAATGTTCCCAATTAATTGCATTATTAGTGGTCCATTAGTTTGTATATAGCTGACAAAATCTTTAAAACCTTGAGATTGCCCGACTTGTTCAGACCATTCTCTAAACTTAGCCGTCATCTGTTCGAGAGACTGGAAGATTCCAGTTGATGACCCACTAAATGCATTCATCAAATTGTTAATTCCAGCAAAAACATTTTTAAAAATATTGCCAATGATAGGTAAATTTGTTTTTGTGTATTCAATAAAACGAGTTATCGAATTTTCTCCAGCTGCACTATTAGCCCAATTAGAGAACGATTGACCTAATCTGTCTAACCAATCAGCCGACCATTGAAACAGTGGTGCTAATTGTGTGAATACATTGACTAATCCATCACCGAAACCGCCTGCAGCACTTAATAGCTTGTTAAATACCGAAACACCAGTTGTATTCATCATGTTGAAGAACCTTGATGCTACACTGCTATTTTCAGCCCATTTAAGCACGCTTTGAGACGCTTCTTCCATTCCTCTTGAAATACCACTAAAAAATGGTTGTAAGCTCTGCATTGCAGTTTTAACAGTATTTAAACCATTTGCAAGAGTTGTGAAGATAGCGGATTGATTTTGCTTTATAATATCAGTCCATGCTGACTTTACGCCATCTAACGCTTTTTTGTATTCGTTTGTTGCTGAGCTAGCTTGTAAAGTGCCATCATTAAGCATCTTTATAGCGCTGATAGCCATTGCGCCAAATGCTACAAAGCCAGCGCCGGCTATTGCTACCGCACCACCTAAAGCAAGTACACCGCCAGTTAACACTTTGATAGCGTTTAATAGCGCAAATACTACAGGTACTACGCTCGCTATTACAGGTATTAAGATACTAAAAGATGAAGTTAGTAATCCACCAACCATATTAGAACCTACAGTACCGAACACACGGAACATATTAGCTAAATTCCCCATCTGTCTTTGGAAATTGTCGTTTGCTTTTATTATGTAGGCATAAGCTTTCTTTAAACCATTAGTATCGACATCTACCTTTGTTGTTTTTTTGTTTGGCAATGCGTCTAACGATTTTTTAAACGCATAAATTGTTGGTATAGAAAGCCCTGTATCTACATCAAGTCGAGATCTAGTTTTGTTCGGAATACTTTTAAGTTCTTCTTTAGTACGTTTGATTTTAGAGTTAGCAACACCATTGTCCACGTCTATAATAGCTTTGGCTTTAGACCTATTTAATGCTTCGAGACTAGCTTTAGATACTTTTAACACTCGATTGAATTTACTGTTATCTGCATTGACGTCAATATTGACACGTTTCTTTTCTAATTCTGATAATTTAGCTTCTGTTTCAGCGATATCTTTAATCAACTTTTGTTTTTGCAACTTAACTTCTGGTGTAACTTCTTTAGAGTTTAGTTTGTCTAGTTCAAAATTCGATTCTAGTACCTTTTGTTGTAAATCTTGTATACTAGCATCTAATTTAGCTTTTACATTTTTGTTACTAAAGGCATCTAAAGACTTTTTAGCAACTTTGATAGTTTTTTGTAATTTTTTATCGTTAGCGTTTAATTCAACATCTTTAGTTTGATCTGCTACTCGTTTAAATCTTTGCACAGACTTAACCGCACTATCAATTTGCCTTTTGAATTTGGCTACACTAGCTTCAATAGTCGCTTTAATTTTATATTCCGTCACATTAACACCTCTCTTTCTATTGCTTATTAAATTCTGCTATAACTTTAAAGAATTCATTATTTTGTGGTTCGTATTCATCACGTTCGCTACTAAATCTTATATCTTTACCTTCGTTAAGCCGTTGGATATTTTCTTCATAAGGCAATACGTCGTTTGCATTGTTAAAAACATATTCCTCTTTAGGTTTATTTTCTGTCCCAACATTTTTAGTAGCTGCAGCATCACGAATAGCAAACGCAAGTTTGTAACGTTCGAATTCTTGGGTTAGCATTTCATACTCTTTCGCATACATTCGATAGTTATATTCTGTTAATGTCATTTGCTCAATAACGTTCAAATCTGTAATACCAAGTGTTGACATACAAGTTATAACGATTCTGTCGTAAGTTATTAGGCTTCCGCTGGTTTTTCTTCCGTTTCCACTACTTCGACTAGGTTTCGGGTCATAGGTCGCTTTCCCAACTCCGTTAAAATATCCGAACCGAATTCTTCTAGTCCGATATTTTCTGCGATTTCATCTAATGCTTCATCAATGTTATTAATAGTAATTGCTTGTTTTTTTAAGTGAGATGTAGCTGCGATTAAAACTTCGCCAATCACAACCGGATTTCCACTTTCTAAACCTACAGGCAACATTGATACACCTTGACCGATAGAAGCTTGTTCAACTTTTAAACCTAATCGGTTATCGATTTCTCTTAAAAATTTAAAACCAAAACTTAATTCTAATGACTTTCCGTTAATTTCTACATTCATAACTTAAAATCTCCATTCATAATTAATTTAAACAAAATAAAAAGGGCTTAACGCCCTATTTTTATACCTCTCTTGGTGCAACCGGTGGTGAATCTACTTTAGGTTGTGGAATTGCTGTTAAATCTTCGCCAGTTAATGCATCTGCTTTTGTAGTGTCGTGGAATCTGTATCCAGTCGCCTTAAGTTTCTTTGTTACAGCCTCAGGTAGTGTTGCAAATCCACGTTGGAAACGACCATTCACTCCATATTCATATTCATATTCATCAATACCGTTAGCTTCTGCTTTTAATTCAAATTTATTGTGGAAACCTTGGAAATATTTCGCTTTAAATTTAGCGGAATCCCCATTTTTGCCTGGTATTCTACTTTCAACTTCCCAAGCTTCATACAATACGCGATCTACAACTGCATCTTCAATTTCATCTGCAAAATCGTCACCATAAAACATTTTAGCAGTACCAGACATTGTTGACTCAACAGAACCACCAGTGTTATAAGAACCGTCCATTGTATCCTCTGTATCTGTATCAGCTTCATGTGATAAGCCGTATTCAGTTAAAAAAAGCATTTTAGTAGCATCTACTTTTTCGCCAGCTTTTCTAAATAAAATAATACGATCATTACTATTTTTCATATTTGCCATTCAATATTCCTCCGTTTTTTAAAATGTTTTGTAAGATATCGTTACTGATGTGTGTATCAATTCTTGATTGGTAGTATCATCAACTAACTGTGTGATGTTAGTATCATCTTCTTCAAAGTCATAATCGTTTGTTTTAACGCTAGGTGTTAAATCATCAATACATCTTTTAACAAGTCCGTCATGATGTCCTAAATCATCACTTACACTCCAAATATCAATAACTAAATTCGTGTCACCAGAATAACTATCAAACGTGTATTTACTTCTGTTTGACTCCGGCATTTTTATTACAAAAAAAGGATACGGAATCTCTTGTTGCATCTCTTTACGAGAAATAACAGGGAATCCATATCCTTGTAGCATTTCATACGCTTTATTATAAAGTTGTAAGTTCGGTGTCATGCTTTTATCTCCTATTCAAACAACGCTTTCAATTCTTCTACAGTTGATTTTCTTATTACCTCATATACTGGCCACATAAAAGGTTCTGCCTCCATGTATCGAGTACCAAACTCTAAGAAACCACTATAAGCTGCATGCGATGTGATAGTGTATTGCAAATCGCCAGTTTTTTTATATCTGATATTGCGTGATAAATTACCAGTCCAATAACCCTTATTCATTACTTCTCTAGCTTTCAATTTAGCTCGTACTACATATTCTTTGGCGTTTTCCTGTAAAATATCATCAACATCATCATCAATGTTGGTTTTCATATCGTGAAATTGGTTTAACAGTGCGTCTAATCCATCTATATTCATCAATTGACCTCTTCGATATAATATGACGTTTCGTGTCTGTATATCCTTGTATCAACTATCTTGTAGCGAATGCCATTAACCAACACGTGGCTAACAGGGTAAGATATTGATTCTTTTATCCTCAGAACACTTACATCGTTTTTTACATCACCAAATTCAAGTTGCTTTCTTGCTCTAGAAATGGGGTTAATATTGCATGGTATCGCATCATAAGTGATTAGTGTGTTTTCTTTTTTGCTAGTTTTAGGATTGTAAGTTGCTACTTGTTCTAATTGAAAAATAACTCTATCTTCATATCTCAAAAGAACACAGCCCTTCCTTTTTTAGTTCTCGTTCTAGCATTAAAGTAATTATCAATAATAGCTTCATACTCCTTGAAATCGTTCAATTCATACGCATTGCTACGTCCGTCAACCGCTTCTGATGTCATACCTTCAGCACCAATCCTGTTGTAGCGTTTAACTGCAACTTCTTTAATCATGTAACTAAACCTTTCCGGTATTTGTTCAACTTCAATAGGTAACATTGATAACAACTGGCTTTCACAACTTTTTATAATTTCCTCTAATTGTTCATCTTGCTTTTCATCTTTAAGGCCAATACGTTTTTTTACATCAGCTAGCGTAGTCATATAACCACCTACTCTAGCGACTCAAAAGTGTTGATAATTTCAGCTTTTGTTTGTTTTTCATCAACTTGTAAGCCAGCAACACTTGCTATTTCGACAAGTTCTTTTTTGGTTAATTTGTCATTTACAATGTAAATCATTTGTTCGTTGCGTTTATTTTCAACACTAGCTAAAGCTTTGATACGTTCATCTGTAGGATCATAACCTTTGCGAGGGTAGACATGCCCTTTCATATAGACATGTCTGTTATCTTCTAAATCTGTAAAATCTACTTTAACAATTCCAATGATTTCGGGCATGTTACCACTCCTAATTATTTATTAAACTTCTCCTGGATTTGAAGATGGTTTTGCATCAGCAGGAACTAACTTAGCAAACGCTTTATCATCAGCGATATGCAATGCTACATGCATAGTTGCACGTAATGCCACCATGTCTTGTTCAAACAAGTTTACAGGTGTTCCATCTTCATTTTTGACTGTAGATAATTGTGCAGTTTCATCGATTTTGTATTCAATTAATTGAGGGATACCGTAAATCAACTTATCGAAATCACCAGTGATTAACTCACCACGTTTTAAGTTGCTTGATTTAAGGTTAACCACAGGTAGACCATCTAACGTATCACTGTTACGGTCATAAATACGTTCTTTCGTTTCAGGATCTACAATTTTACGTAACAAGCTTCTGTTTTGTGTTTTTGAGATAAACGCATTTGCTTCTAATTCGTCATCTTCAAGTAATGCCTCTAAATCAATAATGTTATCTTGTGTGAAGTCACCTTTAATAACCTTATTAGTTTTTTCAATTGATTGTGCAATTGATTTACCGAATGGATTGTTACCTTGATTCAAAATACCCGCTTCATCAAACTTTTTATAGAAAGCTTCAGCAATCATAGGTTTCATCTCTTCAAAGAATTGTGAATAAGTGTAATTCAAAAACTCTTTTGTTACAGGTAAGATAACCCCTAATTTAAACGCTCTCATTGTAGCATTAACCCAAGTAGCCTTAGACGTTTCGATTTTTTGACCTTCACCTACCCAGTAAGCACCTGGTTTATCAGCCCAAAAAGTAAACTTCTTCTCAGTACCTTCCATTGGTTCGTACTTACCTAATTGCATGATTTTAGAGTTTTCCATAACCTCTTGTAAGATGGGCGTTGTGAATTCATTCATCAACGTGCCATCTTTCTTTTCGTGCATCATTACATTATCAGGGTTAAATACTTGCGGTTTAACATTGTTACTCGCAAAATGTTGCAAATTTAATTTTAATTTTTGTGTTTGTTCCATTTAAATGCCTCCGTTAATTTTTAATAATTCTTTTTTGTCTAGCTATTTCAGCTAAGTTTTGCGGTTTATTTTTAGTCGAGTGATTAAATGAATCTCCACCAGTCAATGGCGATTGTCTAGCGTTAATCTTAACCGCTTCATTAACCGCTTTTTTTACTGCATTAGAAAAAGCTTCAACATTCAATTTAGTTTGTTCAGCAGTATCTGTTACAACTAAATTAACAACCTCATCTGATGAATCAACTTCCGCTTCGCTTAACATTTTCCTTGCTTCTGAACGCATTTCATTTAATTGTTTTTCTGAGCGTAATTGCTCCAGCTCTTTTTCCATTTGCTCGCGTTCATATTCATCTTTTTGATCCTTGTTCATTTTCGCTAATTTAGCAGCTTCTTTAGCAGCTTCTTCTGCTTTTTCTCTTGCATACTCATCAGCTTTTTTCTTTTCGTGGGCTACACGACGTTCAAGTATTTCATCAACTTTCTTTTGTTGCTCTGGCGTGAAAGTTATTTCAGTACCTTCGTCATTTTCTTTATTATCAGGATCTCTTTTTTTACCATCTCCACCTGGTTCATCCGGATCATCTGATTGGTCTGCAAAAAATTGCAAATTAAACTTAAGTTTATTTTCTTCCATGAGATATACCTCCATTTATAGTCTGTCGACTGTTTTTCCATGCGTGCTTTTTATGTCATCAGCACGTTTTGGACATAAAAAATAGCCAACACAATTAAGTGCTAGCTATTAAAAGAGTGGTTCGTTATATTTCGGTTTTTCTTTATTGGCTAATACTGCCGACCTTACGCTGTCTAAGTTTGCATCAATAATAACTGTTTCGTTTCGCTTTTGTAACTCTTTACGTATACCTTTTAACTCTCTTGCTATGTCTCTAAGGTATTTGTCAGTATTGCTCATACCAATATCCTCCAAACACTTAATTTACTATCATACAATGCTAACTTGCCTTTAAAAACTTTTACTTTTAAATCAATCATCGCTTTTCACTTTTCCTCCAAAGTATTTTGTTTGTCGTTTTTTGTTTGGTTTTTTCGGCCACATAGATTTAGGTAGTAATGCACAATCTGAACGACAATTGATATGCATAGGGTAGAAATTAACACCAATTTTAGCGTCTTTAACTTTGAATATTTCTCCATTAAGCCCCTTGCATACTTTAGTTGTTCTACTATCAATTTTTGCAATATACATATAATATCCTTCCGGTGAAATTTCTTTCATGCTGTCAATACTTGATTGTGCGTGAACACGTGCCGATTCCGTATAAAGCAATGATTTAATTGCTGCAGTCTTTTGTCTTGCTGTGCCTTCGAATTTGTTTAGGTGCTTGCGCATATCTTTAACATATTCATTTGGATGTCGACCTCTAATAACCACATTAGCAATTATTTCTTCTACTTCTTGTTTCATCGCTTCAGTATTAGTCCATAATCGCTCTGACCAAACGACACCATGAAATTGTGTATCAACGATTGTATCTATAACTTCTTTAGCTACTTGTACACCTTCACCTAAAATACCCGCTTGATCACTGAACACACGATAAGCTGTTGATTCGAAATATTCCCTCATCGATAATTCTGTTTGAGCTGTTGCATAAGCAATTAAGAATTCTATTTGAATCTTTAACATCTGTTCTCTAGATACATACATCTTAGTGTTATACTTCTTTAATTCTTCATTTGCTCTATCGCTAAAGTCCTTGTTTTCGACCAATCTTTTTGCTTCTTCTTGAAACGCTTTTACATCGAACTCATCAATAATCTTTTGTGCTTCTTGTAATGTAACGCCTGCAAAATCTCCGTACTTAACAATAAACGCATTGATTTCTTTTTCAATGCGCTTAATCATCATATTCAATATACGTTCTATTTCTTCAGCTTTAGTTTTATCACGCTTCAACTCATTCTCGATTGCTTTGCGTCCGCGTTCTTCCCAATATTCTTGAGTGTTTTTGTTAGGCAATTACAATCATTCCTTTTTATCAACAGTATCTTTTGTATCATCATCTTGTTCGTCATCATTGATGTCTCTAGGGTCTTTATAAATACCTTTTTGAGCTTTTTTAATAGATTCTTTCTCATCTTCTTCTATTTTCTTGACTTCCAATTCAGGGTCTTGGAAGAACGAGAATAGAGACATTAAAGTTGTTTGACTAATCTTCCCGCCAGAATCAATATAAGCTTTTAATTCTTCGATTAATGATTTAGGTAAGTTTCTGTTGTATACGTATCTAACAGTATTGAAATCTTTGTTAGCGTCAATCGACCGTGTATTTTTAAGTATTGTCTCTAACAACTTAGCACGACGTCTTAACCCTTTAGTAAACAATCCTTCTTTAGTTTTAGTACGTTGTTCTAATCCGAACAATTTATATTTCATTGCCTCGCCCGATTGAGTGCCACTAAAGTTATCATCTTTCATGTTAGGCGTGTTGGTAAACATGTGTATATCACTGTTCAAACGGTCTTTATAAGCTTCGGTACCTTGTACATCGTATTGTTTATAAATATAACCGCCGTCAACTGAACCTTCTGTTTCGATACCTGTATCCCTATTCTCATAAACGGTTGGCTCTAAAAATAACACGTTAGCTTCCTTTTGTTTTCTAACTTCTACAGGATCTAAATTTAAATTACCTTTAATAAGTAACATAGCGTCATTTAAATCACTCATATAGTTAGCAGTATCTGATTCAGCATTATCATACAAATCAATTAAAGTGATTACTTTCTCATAATCCCCTTTTCTTCTTTCGTTGTTGCTAAATTCTGTAATAGGCATACGTTCGAAAGAGTGTGATTCAAAACCGTTTTCACGTGGTGTGAGCTTCAATCCATTTGTTCTACTGGTAAGATATCTATAAACACCGTGAGAAGTAAATAAATCAACTGTAAACACTTCATCTTCGTCAGTCTTGTCTATTGGTTTAGTTCTTAAATATCTAACTCCTGCGATACTATTACGTTCAATTGTATTGTCGTATATGACAAAAGTACTCATTGCATCACTCTTGTATAAACGCGTTTCATCATCTTGGTTTCTAATCATTAACTCATAAGCTTTGCCATAAATTGACAAATCTAATCCTAAAGATCTATTGTGTGACTCAACATCATTTAAATCATTGAACGCCTCAATAGCTTCTAATACATCTTTATCATCATCTTGACATTGAATCGGATTACCTAAGAAATAACCGTTAATAAAATCGCTAATATAAGATGCGTAATCATGCGCTACACGGTTATCTGCCATGTACTCTTCTTTGCGTCGTGTTAACTCAACCAGATTCTTAGTTTTACCTTCGTAATAATCACTTAACACTTTTAATCTAGGTCGTTGGTAATCCATGTGATGTTCAATGTATTTACTTACTTCATTAATGTTTTGTAATAAATCAGACTCTGTCCCGTCATATGTGTAAACAACATTAGCTTCATCGTTAAACAAGTAATTTCTGTTTTCTCGTAAATCAGTATCCGTTTCAAATTCGTTTGCCTTTAACATTTGTTCCCTCCTATAATCCTAGAGATTTAATTACTTTTGTTTTGCTTTCTATATTCTTTTTACGTTTTTTACGTACGATATGATATTTCTCAAGACTATAACGCAATGCATCGATAATATGGTTATTAGCATCTATAGGCTTGTTCAACCACTTACCATCATTATCTTGGTCAAATGTATAAGTGTTGAACTCTTCAATAGCGTGTTCACATGATGGGTGTATAATAACTTCAAAGCCTTGAATGAATTGAATGCCTGGTAAAATAGTATTAGCGCCTTTCAACGCTTTTCTTATACCTTTAATCCCTTTAGATTTCAATTCACTGATCACTCTATCTCCACCAGCCCCATAATCAGCTGCAATATCTACATCACCTAATCCTTTTTTAATAAGCATTTGTTTTATATCATCAGTTAACATCGCTTTTTTATAGTGTTCATCATAGATGAATAACTTTTTGTTTTTTAAATCTACAACCGTACTAACAACTGTTGTAGGGTCTTGACTAAATCCAAAATCCATTCCGTGAGTTATTTCTTGCGTTCTTTTAAACTCCTCAAACCAATCAAAGTCTTCCACTTTAAAATTATCGAATACAAGCCCCTCTGCAACACCCCAATCTCCATCACAAACGATTCTTGCACGTCTAGGATTCTTTATATACAAATCTTCATATCGTTCAATATCGACTTTATCTAGCCATTCATTAACTCTATAAGTTGTTGTATCTGAAAAAGTATTGTTTAATTTTGTTTCTTCATCAAAAAATGTAGGCTTCAACCAATGTCTTTCCGACCACGGGTTAAAAGTGACTGTGATTTGCTTGAAAAATTCCGGACTATCGTAGCTACCACGTATTGACTCAACAACAGTGCTAAACTTAGCGAATGTTTCTATTTGATAAGCCTCTTCAAACCAAGCCCAACACAAAATGCCTGTATCAACAGTAATCGATGTTATTTTCAATGGGTCGTCTAAACCTCTAAACAGTATTTTTTGTCCAGTAGGTTTATACGTTATTTCCGGCAAACTTTCGTTGAATTTAAATAAGTGAGCAACGCCTAATTGGTTAGTTGCCCACTTTAAATCTGTATACGTTGATTGTTTGTTAGTGTTGCTAAATCTTCTGACTACAAGTATATTTGCCCAATCATATTTCATTATTCGATAAATGAGATTAATAGCGGTAGTTTTACTTTTCTTGCTACCCCTTGAACCTTTAACAACACGGTAAAAGTTTTTGTTGTGCCAAAACTTATTGTAGCCACCACCGATTTTATTTTTTAGATCAAGTATTTCATACATGACTAATCATCTTCCGGAATATTATCAACAAACATCGGTATTTTGTGGTCGACTTCTTGTTTGTCTGTAAATAATTTGTGATGTCTACCTAACATCTCTAAGGCTTTGTTTTGGTCACTTATTTTAGGTGACTTAGTAACAAGTTGTATGTGTTCATCGTATACTAATTGCATTTTGCCAGTATCCGGATTCTCTTTATAGTCTCCAGTTTTTGTTACGACAGCTTCAACTTCCGTGTGTTCTCCTCTAGCTGTTCTAGTTAGCCTATACAACACTTCTTTACCTGACATAATATTCTCGTCAAAGAGTTTTGTTTCAACCTCCTTGATATAATTCTGAATTTCAACATTCTTCAACATACGCTGTCCTTGTGAGTACGCCGTCTTTTCGCTATATCCGGCATGCACAGCTGACTTAGTAGCATTGCCATAACATTCAGTACCAGGTATTGTATATACTTCTGCAAACAAACGTTGCTTTTTAGTTAATTTGTTCATTTCATTTACCACCAACTCTCGCGCTATACGCTTTTTAAAATTAAAAAAGGATTGGCTATAATCAGCCAACCCACATAGATCCTTTATTCCTAATTGCGATAAGGGAAACGCAGTAAGATAGTCAATATCCTACACTATCATAATATCTCATTTTAGGTATCAAAAACTGCCACTTTACTGCCAATTTCACTCTTCCCCTAACTCTTCCGCCAATCTAGATATGATTTTCCTTTTGATTCTATGAGCAGTTCTATCAGAAATGTGTATGTCATCACAAACTTTCACTAATTCCTTTTTATTAAAATAATACTCTTGAATGAATTCGCGTTCTTTCCTACTTGATGTGTTGATTATACGTTCAATAGCGCTCTTAAACTCAAGGATTTTACCTCTTCGTATACTACAAAGATAATTAGTTACTGCCATTTCTGTTTTCGATGTATTAGACGGTACAAACTCCCCGCCTATATTTGTATCTGTTGGAATCCATGGTGTCATTATTTCACTTCTTAAATCTTCGAGTTGCTTATGATAATTAGGATAATCACACAACTCATCTTCTAACTTTCGAACTGTTGATAATTTTAATCCATATTTCTTTTTAGTCATGAATACCCTCCATACAAATATTTTTAATCTTCAAAATGTCTCAATCTACTTCTTAATATCTCTATCTCCCGCTCTTTAACTTTCACATCGCCTTTTAACTGTTCAGCTTGCAACATCACACCAAACAATAAGATGACTAGTAATATAATTGCTATGACTAACCACATCATCTACTCCGTCACCTCCGCCCTCATCAAATCTGACTGATCGCTCAACTTCGCGAAGTCACTCGGCACCTCTACATCATCATTAGCCGTCATCATAATATATACTTGCTCAGTTACATACTTACCTAGCTCATACATTGCTAATAAGAATATTAGTCTTAATATTTGTTTAATCATTGTTTATCTACCTTCTTTACTTCGTATAAGACCGGATATAAATTTAAAAAGTGTATTCTATAACCAATCGTTTTAACTTCTACTTTGTCGCCTACTTTTAACCTAGCTTGTATGTCTGCGCTATCAAATTTCTTTTTGAATAATAAGTCGGAGTTTTCAATGACTTGTTTGTTGTCTAATACAATATAGAACTTGTCTTCTTTATCTTGTCTCTTGTTATATTTATCTGTAATAGTTCCTTGGTGCGT